TAAAAGTTGGTGAAGAGAGTGAAGAGAGCGAGGAAAACAAAAGCCAGTAGTCGTCCACCTGTCAGTGACCATCGACGTAACAACCAGCGATTGTACAAGAGCAAAGCATGGAGACAATGCAGATCAAACCAGTTGAGTTTGTATCCTCTCTGTCACGATTGCGAGATAGAAGGCAAGGTTAAACCAGCGACGGAAGTGCATCACCGGATTAAGCTAACTGACGATATTAGCTACTACCTGCGGGCAGATATGCTAATGAGTCTATGCGCTAGATGCCATAGCATACGCACGCAACGGGGAGAGTAAACAATGAAACATGACAGAATCACTATCAGTATGAGCGAAGACGAAGCCGACGACCTCAGAGCGGCTGCACGCATGACAGGACTCAACATCAGTGAGTTTGTCCGTCGGATGCTGCATGAGTGGTATCAAGAGCAGGCACAAGAGGCAGAAGACGATTATATTTCGTAGGACGCCACCCCCTTTGCCGAAGGCAAAGGGGGTGTTTAGACGACCAATAGCCCCTATTTTTCTACATTAGGTAAACACACGGAGTCGCAACCGCCTTGTGTAGATTTTTTTCGACCCAAATCACTAATGAATCAGCATTCCGCCGCATGACTCCGCTCTAATACCACACCAGAACTCCCCAGAGACGTTCTAAGGGACGTTTTCAATGTCGGCGACATAGATATCAATATGACAGACAAGACATTACAACCGCCCCAGTGGCTCGATCCAGTCGCAAAGAAACTCTATCGAGATATTGCAAAGACTCTCCCGCCATCGGCGGGAGAGTCTGAACTCCAAAGGCAAACACTCGCATTGCTATGCGATTCGTATTCAACCTACCGGAGTTGCGCAGAGATACTGAGCAAAGAGGGTTTCTCCGTTCAGTCCGGCAGCACGATCAAAATGCACCCTGCGGCAATCGCCCAAAAAACAGCGGCTCAACAATTTTTACAAGTTGCGAAGCAGTTGGATTTATTTGAATCCAAGCAGGACAAAATAGAATCTACTGGCGACGATGAGATTGACGAATTGCTCGGCAGGCTAGCAGGTTGATCGAACTTCCCACGGACGAACTCGCCAAGTCTGACGGATGCAGTTTCGATCCAACAATACCCGAGACCGTCAAGCAATTCATTGCAACATATTGCCGCCTTGATAAAGGCAAATGGCAAGGCGACCTCGATTTACTCCCGTGGCAGATTGATTTCATTGATGCGTTTTATGGATGGCGGGATGAGTCGAACGGGAACCGATTCAAATTAGGTTCATTGTGGTTGCCAAAAAAAATGGGCAAAACAACTCTTCTCGGATCGTTGGCTACGTTTGAACTTTGCCGCCACAACAACGGTGAACTCTATTGCCTAGCATCGACTGTGCAACAGGCTGGCAAATTGTATGGTGCTGTATCAATGTTTGCGAAAGCAATCAATCGCATGGTGCCAGGTGTGGGAACTAAAGAGAGATTATGGATACGTGGCAATCGAAATACGATTGTAGATCGTAAGTCTGGTAGCGTCCTACAAATCCTCTCAGTGAGCAACTGCGGTAGCTCTGGCTACGATGCCGTATGGCAAGCATTAGACGAACTGGCGGAATGGCCGCCAGCCTACGCACGCACTACTTGGGAACGAATCAAACATGCGACGATGGCGGCTGGCGGACAAACAATATCCATCAGCACCGCTAACTTCTCCAGAGATATCGGCTACGAACATTACACCGCCGCAAAGAAAGTGCTTGACGGCAAAAGTGATGATACAAGTTTACTTCCCATCGTCTATGAGGTTGATGAACATGACGACTGGAAGGACGAAAATAATTGGTGGTCAGCTTTGCCGTCAGTCCCGAAGCTGGTAAGCAAAGACTACTATCGCCAAGAGTTTCGCAAGTGCGAAAACAATCCACTAGATGAATATGGCTTCCGCACTTTCTTGCTCAATCAATGGACCGGCAGCCCTGAGCAACTTGTAACATCCTTGCAATGGCAGGCTTGCGGACGGCAATTCAAAGAATCTGATTTGTGGGGCAAGCCCGCTGTTATCGGTGTCGATTATGCCCGCAAATACGATACATGCTCGTATTGTGTGGTCGTGCAAGACGGAGACTTGTACTATGCAATGCCTAGATTCTTTCTCCCCCGTGATATCGTAGCCGACTATGTCAAGACAACAAACCAGCCTTGGGATCGTTGGGCGAAATTGGACGGAAGCAATCTTACACTTACTCCCGATGACGAAGTCGATCCAAGATATCTACGGCAGGCAATCGAGCAGGACGCAAACAATTTCCATATTGAAAAGATATACTACGATCCGACCTACTTCGCTGAATCGAGACAACTATTAACTGAGGCTGGTTTCGAGTGCATTGAAGTTCCGCCGTATGCAAACCACCTACACGAGCCAACTGGAATGTTACAACGTCTAGTGTTGACGAAGAAATTGGTTCATCCGTCGAATCCCATCCTAGATCACATGCTTGGGAATTGTATCCCGCAAATTGATAAGCATGATCGCATCAAAGTTACCCGTGCATCTAACACCCAAAAAATCGACGGGATCGACGCCCTAATAAATTGCCTGAAATACTGGAGCGACACGCACGAACCCAAGCCGCCAGCCGATGCTAGATATTTAGAAGTGTGGTGAGTAGATACATTCTATGGTCTGGTTGAAAAGAAGCACAAATATAACATCTCAGAATTTTGACATATCACTATTAGGCGAAATCAAAGCCGATAGTGGAGTCAAGGTGAACGCCGAAACGGCAATGGGACTCACGGCATATCGTCGATGCGTCGATCTAATCTCCACCACCGCCGCTCGAATCCGCCCCAAGATACTCAAGCGAATTGAATCAGGCGGAAGAGAAAAGGCTAAGCAACATAATCTATGGCATATTCTCAGGCATGATGCCAATAGATTTGTCACGTCCTACAATTTTTTTCAAAATTGGTTTGCGAATGCTGCCGTCTATGGTGATGGATACGCCATCGTAGAAAGAGATTTGAGCGGCGACGTTGTGGCATTACACAATGTCGAATCAAATCCTCGATCATGTTATCCAGTAGTTGAATACGATGGCGGCAGACTGGTCGATCTGTATTATGTTGTCAATTCCGATGGTAGGCAGATTCCATTTTTAGCCGACGATATCCTCCACTTATGCCACACGTCTACCCTGAGCAATGTAGTTGACGGATTAGACGCCGTGCAATCCATTAGACAATCATTAGGTTTGTCCATCGCCACAATAAAATACTCCAGCATGTATATGTCAAACGGCGGGCATGGAACAAAAATCCTAGAGATACCCAACTGGTTGACTCCAGAACAACGGGATCAACTCAAAGATAGTGTTATTTCTCTTCATCGTGGTTTGGATTCGGCACACAAAGTTGTTCCCGTTTTCGGTGGAGCGACCATAAAGACATTGCCGCTTGATGCGGAGCAGGCACAGCTAATTCAGTCTAGACAAACAAACGACACCGCCGTAGCGGTGTCGTTTGGTATCCCACCTCATAAGGTTGGCGCTCCGATGAATGTCTCATTCAAATCCCTGTCAGAAGAAAACATGAGCGTATTACATGATACCTATGATAGTTGGTGGGTCAGTGCCGAACAGGAATTAGAAAAAAAATTACTCTTCCCCTCAGAACGAGACACCTATTACATCGAGTGGGATCGTGCGGCTTACACACAAGCAGACAAAGTAGCAGAGCGGCAAAGCATCATTGCACAATACCAAAGCGAATTGCTCGCATGGGAAGAGGGAAGAGAATTACTAGGGATGTCGACAGAAAGAACGGGATCATTTATTAGGCCCGCTAATATGGTCGATCCCAGTATTTCCCCTCCAGCCCCTCCAGCCCCTAGGGTAAATGAAGACAATGAAGTGCTTCGGAATGTTACGGAGGAGACAATTCAACGTGCAAAGCGGCGATTGATGAAGAGTGGAAAAGTTGATGGGATTGAAAGCATGTTCGCCGCCTACGGCGAACATGCTCAGGAACTAATTCGATCCGAACTAAATACAATCGAAGAAGAACTCGAAAACGTATTGCCCGAACAACGGCAACAGGTAGTGAAAAAATGGAAAACAAAACAACTAACAAAGACATTGCTGGCTCAATAACATCTACCAGCGTAGACATACGACGTGCTGCCGACGGCACACAATATATTGAAGGCTATGCCGCATTGTGGGACGATGGTACGGACTCAACAAAGTACAAGCCGCTAGATCATCTAACGGAGTCTGTCGATCCCCATGCCTTTGATGATATTCTTCGCAGTCAAAACACCATCAAAATAAAATACAATCACTCCGACGACTGCGAACTAGGTGATACTGGTAGTGGCACAGCCTTTGTCGTCGCCGACGACAAAGGCTTGAAATACTCAGTCCCATTCGACGACACTGAACCAGACCACCTCAAGGTGAAACGTGGCATCGAGAAGAAACGAATCAAGGGAAGTAGCTTTCATGCGGCTGGCGAAGTGAGTTTGAAACGTAATTCCGATGGCACGTATCATCGTCGCATCGTCAAGGTATCGTCCGTTGCCGATCTCGGACCAGTCAATGAGCCAGCGTATAAAAATGCTGGTGCCATGCTACGAAAAGAAATTGATTTGATGGAACAAACCAACGAAAGAATCGAACGACTAAGACTATTATAAAATAGTGAGAATGGGAATCCTCGCTAGAATCGCCCGCCGCAGTTCCTCGACTGCGGCGGGTTTTTTATTGCCTCAGCACTACATACCTACAGCCCGATGGCTCGGCAATCCAACGATTGCAAAAGAGTTTTAATTGTGTAGGTACAATCAAGTGAAAGAAAATATCCAAGAAATCAGAGAAAAGAAACAACTGCTAATCCGCTCCATGAAAGATTTGGCAAGCGAAGCCGACGTAGAAAATGGCGGCAGTTTTAATGAGGAACAACTCAAGCGATACGATGAGTGGGACGCCGAGCGGGAAGAGCTGGAGTCCAAAGAACAGACAATGTTACGATGCGACAAAATTAAGTCGCTGACAGCCAAGAGAAGTGAAACCTTCGGCTCGCCTGGGATCGTTGTAAAAAATCGCCCAACCAAACAAGACTATGATAATAGCTTTCGTGCTTTCGTTTTGCACGGCACTAAGCACCAACAGGATTCGTTTCGTCGGTCTGCCGATCAAGTAGACGTAGACTACACCGCTAACCAATGGATCGTCCGTGCTCAGTCAAGCGACGTATCAGGCGAAGGCGGTGAGACTGTACAAGACAGCATCTATCAAGGTGTTGTCCATGCGTTGGAATCGTTTGGAGGTGTTGCAAGTGTTGCACGAACCGTGCGGACGAATGACGCCGTGCCGCTCAAGTTTGCGACCACTGACAATACAAGTCGTGGTGGAGCATGGCGAGCAAATCAAAATGCTGCGGCAATTTCAAACACGTCAGCAACATTTTCGACTGCTACTATCTCAGCCCACACACTTGCTAGTTCGACGTATCCGATTAGCTACGAGCTAATCCAAGATAGTAGTGAGGACGTGTTGCGACTAGTCGGTGAAATCATTGGTGAAGGCTTAGCAAGAGAACGCAGCAATGCGTATGTCAATGGAACGGGTGCTGGCGACAACGAACCCCGTGGTATCTTGCTAGATGCAAGTTCTGCCGTCACGCCAATCACCAATCAATTAGCACCAGAGAATTTCCACGACTTGTATTTTAGTGTTGACGAACTATACAGAAATTCGCCTTCGTGTGCATGGGTCATGCATGATGATACGCTCAATTTCCTTTTGAGCGGTGCAACCATGCTAGATTCCGATGGTCGTCCATTGTTGTATCACTCGGGCAATAGTCTTCGTGATGCTCCAGCGGGAACGATCCTTGGCAAGAGAGTTATCATTGATAATTCGATGCCAGTGATGGGAACATTTGCCGCACAAGGCGACCACGTTGTAGCCTTTGGCGATTGGAGCAAATTCATTCTTCGCACTGTTGGCGATATCAATATCGAGCGGGATACCACGTTCGCAAGACAACTTGCCACTGGTTTGTTCGGTTGGACAAGGACGGATAGCTTGCTTGTCGATGCTGGCGGCGGAGCTATTAAACTTATGTCTACTGGTGTTGTATCAGGCGACTCCGCTTAACTCGAATTAACTCTTTCTTCGCAGAAAGTTTTTGGCAGAACCCCCCGCCGCTTGTAGCGGCGGGGGGTTTTTGTTTGCACAAGAGTAAATACAGTTATGCTCCAGATTATTACACCACCCACGATTCCGATTTGCACTCTGTCAGAACTCAAATGCCATCTAGTGATAGAGCATTCGGAAGAGGACACCCGATTAAATACGTTGCTAAATACTTGCTGCGATGTTGTAGAGCGAGACAGCGGCTTGAAAATTCGGTCGCAAGTATGGCGACAGGTGCAAAAATGTTTCTCTACTGCCGTAGACATTGAGGCTCTACCAGTGCGGTCGGTAGTTGTAAAATACTACGATGACAACAACGTATTACAGACGTTGGATTCTTCCGACTACTACTTGATGAATAGCACCAATCTAGCAGCAAAGATTTATCCTGTTGAGTCTTTTCCAAATATCTATTCGAGACCGGATGCCGTGCAAATAGATGTTACATGCGGATATCAAACAATACCGCCTGCTGCCAAGCAGGCGGTATTGCTGCTTGCTGGTGGTTGGAATGAAAATAGAGAAGCCGAGATATCGGGAACAATCACAACCGAATTAAAACTTGGGTATCAACGATTAATCGACTTGCTTCGGAATCGTCCGTATCTCTAAACCTTATGCACTGCTAATTGTCCATCCGATGATGCCATATTTATTGACGGCCCGCTCATAGTGTCTATTTGCATCTCCACAGTTTCTCCAGGCGACATGTTCCTGAAGGCGACTACAGTTATATTTTGCTCTCCGCTCGTATCATCGATGCGTATTATGGCCCGAGGTGTAGTGACTTGGATGCCACCAAACAGGAACGTCAATCTAACATTAGTTGAGCAAGTTCCAAAGCACTGCGTCCTAATCCCCATAGTGCCGATGATATAATACACGCCCTCCTCGCCAATCTCGATTCGATTGTTGGCGACATCGGCAATCGACACCTCACCATTGCCATTAATAAATGTGCATGGCGAGCCGTCGGGAACTAAATTAAGGTCAGTCAACCAAGCCCAATTTGCTGTAGGCTTCGTAGGATATTGAAAAACGCCATGCGGATGTTGGACCGTCCACCTTAGCAACACTACTTCATTCACGGGAGTAGTCCTGTTGTCAATTTCAACCGCAAAATTATCAGACGGCGAACCAGTCCCCCACGATGATTGGTTTGTAAATGTTCCGTTGGCGTTGGGTTCGACAGCAACCCAACTATATTTCGTCGGCGTACTTCCGTCCGCCGCCGTTATCCTTACCCATTGCTGACCATCGCCTAGTACATTGTTATGTCGTAATGTCTTAGATGGACGGACTGAATTTTCAACACGCTTGACGGCGGAAGCAATTCGTTGCGAAGATTGTTTATCGAAAGAGTATGTCATTAGCTAAACAGAGTAGAAAAATCTGCATCCTCATATACATCATGCTCATTGAATTCTTCCGCACCTACGGCGGCGATATCTGTCCCTGCTGCATCAAGTGCGACTGGAGCGGATATCTCTTTTCCATTGATCGTGATGGGAACACGATCCCCACCACCATCTAACTTTCTCATTCCGGCATTGAGTATTGATTTGGTCCATGTATTTGGATTGTATGCTAGGCTAACTGTCGTCTGCCAATACGTGCCTATCAATTCGTGATCGACAGAATTTGCTTTGATGCCAGCTACACGAAGAGTCTTTGCGGCAGCACCTTCAAAAGTCGCATTGTTTATTTTATTTGCCCACGAAAATGCAGTCGCACCATCAAACGATGAGTAGTTTCTTTGATACTCCAGTTGTATATGAGCCGCTTCTCGAAATACTGGTGGGTCGTAAGGATCGCCAGCCGAATTAACGATGGCGTCCCCTGCTGTATCCTCATCTACTATCTCTTCGACTTGAACCGTCGACCAACTGATAACAGGATCGCAAGTAGTGGGGTCAATTTCGCACGCATCTATTTTTTCGTAGGTGTATGTTACCTCGAAGATAAGCGGTGAAGGCTCATCAACAGATATATTTGTACAATAGGCATTAGTAACCGCCGGATGTTGGTCGTATAAGCTAATGCCCACAGCAGCAACGGCTACATTCGGGTGATCGGTAGCAACCGATTGCCGACATTGATAGACACGGGTTATCTTTCGTTCGGTAGCCGATATCGAATAGGATCGCTTGGGTATCTCTTTGTATTGAATGGTCGCCATGAATAGTATCTATTCATGGAGCGATAAAATACAAAGCATGGCACGATAGAAATAAGCCCTTCCCGCCGAAGGCGGGAAGGGCTTTGCCCACGTTAATTGATCGAAAATACAACACCGCCGCCCGCCTGCAATAGTGCGGTTTGTATCTTGTTGTTTTCCTTGAGCAAATCGACTTGCTCTTTTGCGTGTTGTTCTATTCGATTGATAGGTTTGTTGGAAGCAAATTGTCCACGTAAAATCGCCGACCTTGCTGCTTCTGAACCTGCTTCTAGTGCGCCTGATAGTTTAACTTCACCACCACCATCACCACCGCCTGCCAAGTCTTGCTTTGCTTTGTCAAGTGCGGCTACTAGTTGGTCCTTGTCGATCAATCCAGCGTCGAAAATCTCTCTTAGTTTGTTCGCTTGCTCAAGTAGTTTTTCTTCTGGTGTTTCCAGTGACTCAACAGTTGCGTCTGCAAATGTTTGCAAATCCTTTTGTCTTTGTTCTGCTGCCTTAGCCGCATCCTTTTCTGCTTGTGCAATTTTTTGTAACTGGTCTAGTTCGTGCGTCAGTGCTTCGGCGTGAGCAAGTGTTTCTTCCGATGCACCTTCTAGTCGCAACTTGTAAATTGCTGCGGCTTCCGAACTCATCCCAAAAGTAGCGATTTGCTCTTGTAGTTTTGCCACAAACTTGTCTGCGGAATCATCCACTTTCATTTGGTCGAGTTGTTTTTGTAATGCTTCGGCTGCCGCTAGTGTTTCGTCCGCAACACCACGTTGACGAAGTCGAAAAATCTCTGCGGCAGTAGACGACATACCATATTGGTCAACCGATTCTTGCAACTTGGCAATCAACTTATCGGCATCCTCGGTTGCTTTGAGCAAATCCTCATCAATCGGAGAACCACCACCACCATCGTCGCCTTTCAATTCTGGGTCGGATTGATCGACATTCAAACCTGCCAGTCGTTCGGAGACGATATCATTTAGCTTTATGTTTTTGCTGTCTTTGATGAGTCCTGCTAGCTCGGATCGTGCTTCAGAGAATGCAGCCTTGGCTGCCTTGCTAAATGGATTAGCTGCAACGAGCAATGCGGCGGCGGCGACCTTAACTCCAGCAATCATTTGCTGAATAAAATTCAACATTCTCAAGAAGCCAAATTCAACTACAGCAAAAGCACCTACAGCAGTTTCCTTCCATCCAACCCACTCATCTACATTGAGACCGAATAGGTTCCCCAGCATTTTGAAATAGTCAAAAACAATAGTAAGCACCTCGGTGAAAACATCCCACACCGCAACACCAATAGATTTCATTGAGTCGCCGAATGCTTTGATTACTGGCAGCCAGTCCTTGAAAATCTCAATGCCTGATCGAACGAACGAATCGATCCCCCGAACCAACGAAGTTAGATCAAAAGTATCTTCAATCGCCGTGCCAATCTCAATCATTGCTAACCCGACGTTGCCTTTGAGTGTTGAGAAAACACCGGCAAGAGTGTTCGATTGCGTTTCCATCGCATTGTCAAATAAGCCGCCTTCTTCTCTCATAGAAATCAAAGCGGCTTCAAAATCAGCGAACCCAACTTTGCCAGCGGAAACCATTTTTAGAAGTGATGCGGTGGAAGTGTCGTATCTCTTGGCTAGCACCTCAATGATTGGGATTCCACGTTCAGCCAACTGGTTCAGTTGTTCGAGTTCTGTTTTCCCCTTTGACCTAACCTTGCCAAAAATCAAAACCAGATCATTGAGTTCTGCACCACTGCCTGCGGCAATGTCGCCTAGTGTATGTAACTTGCCAGTGACTTGATCCGCTCCGACGGAGAACGCTAGTAGCTTACGTGCGGCGTCGTTCACTTCGGACAACTCGAAGGGAGTCGACGCCGCAAATTGATTTAGTTGATTTAGTAGGGCGGTTGCCTGTTCCGCCGAACCAGTCATGGTTTCAAAACTAGTTGCCAGTTGTTCAAAGTCTGCCGCAGACATTACAGCATCACTGCCGAGTTTCGCTGCACCGATGCCAAGCGCACCTAATCCAGATACGGCAGCGCCAATTACTGCGGCGATGGCCGAGATACCAGCAGTAGCAAAAGTTAATCCAGCACCAGCAGCGAATGCAGAGGCGGCAACACCCTTCAAACCACCGCTGAAAAATGTTGATGCAAGAGTAGCGGTATTCAAGCCGCCAGCAGTTCCCTTTGCCTCTTTTCCGAACTTGTTTAATTTTTTGGTAGATTTGTCGACGCCCGAATTAAGTTGGCTTTGATCCCAACTACTTCGTATCACCAAATTTGATATCGTTCCCATATCATGTATTTAGTCACCAGCAAAACAAAACCCCTTCCCGCCTATGGCGGGAAGGGGTTGAACTAGACTCGGGAGTAATCGAGCCACTAATGCAACAAGTTATTGAGTATGGCGTCGTGATCCTGATGCTGCTGAATAGGCATCCAATCCTCTGCCTTTGTTTTCTTCTTAGTGTGCGGTGCTACAGTCGCTTGGCATTGCATAGCGGTTTGCCTCCATTCATCGCCATACGGCTCGATGTTATAAAACGCCAACCAATAGTACAGTTCGTCGATTGAGCCTAATTCTTCAAATAACTGAGCGACCGTCTTCCCCAAGTGTCCTGCTAGGCGGAAACAGAATCGGAGCATGGGTCGCTCTCTAAGTTTTTTTCCAGTTCTTCAATATCCTCATCGGTAACATTGTTCAGACGTTGAGCGACGTTGAAAATACGTTGCAATGATTTGCCTGATTTTTTTCCAAGTGCATGAATATCTTTGTCGGTAAATAATCGGTTGCCTTTCTCATCGACAATTGTCAATGCTGCTAGTCTCGCTCTGGCGTTGGTGAAATTTTTCTTTCCCATGCCAAGCAAAGCAAACTCGTATTCATCCCGCTCTTGTCCTGTCAGTGTCCTTACTAATACATCGCCGCCCCATTCTGGAACGGAGACGGTTTCAGTCACGCAATCCTTTGCTTGTAAAATTTGTTCTTTGTTGAGGATTGCCATATTGATTACATTGCTGGAGTTACGGTTACAGTTCCCGAAATCTGGAAAGTAAAGTCGGCGACTACAATGCCATCGACTTCAAAACCACCTACTTCCCAACTCGTTAGAACGAAATCGAAAACGTAGGTTGTGCCGCCGCTCGTCGTAAGACGTGCCGACGGATTAACTACGGGTGGAGAATTTGCCAACTCTTGTAGTTGGTCGTGACCAGTCAAGCCCTCATCTAGATGGACTTGTCCAGTTAGTTCGCCGCCTTCTGGCAATGTTGCCAAAAATTCTGCGGCTGTTGACTCAAGATTTGTTGAGTCGATTGTTCGCACACTTTGCGATGGACCAGATAGAGATACTATCTGCCCGATGGAGACGTAGACCGGAGAACCACCTGGTTCTAAATCTACTTCTAATGTTGTGCCTAAGCCTTTTTGTTTTGCCATTGATAACCTCAATAATGTTGATGAGGTTATCTATCCATCGGCAGAGCAAATTTAGAAAGAAGGAACGGACTCGACAAAAGTTATAAGGAAATCCAAGTGCCTTACATGAATCCAATTCGCTGAGCCGTCTGACGGCGGCTCAGCATTGTCGGCTTCGTTATCCAGCAGGATCGAAAAGATATTGCTTGATCCCATCGTCCCCGTATATCCGTCTAGTGCCAGCCGTAAGGCGGTGCTGGCTTCTTCCACCTTTCCATATGTCGATGCCCACACGGATATCTGTAGTCGCATCGTGGCGACACCAGCAGCACCAGCAATATCGTGGACGTGCGGAGTTGATATACGATGATAGGTGATCGTCGGCAGAAGAGTTTGAGTCTCCCGAACTGGGAGATAATTGGGGTGGATTCGATCATCCACCACGACAGACAAAGCAGGATACGCCAGCAAGTAGGTTCGCAAATCGGTTAATACAGACATACAAATATCTACTCAGGTAGACACTAACCTTTTGCTTCCTTTTCAATGCCATCGGAAATTTCTTTCGTGAGTTGGTTTTTTACTTGCTTTGTTTTTGAGTCGGCAGCACGTCGCCAATCTCCCCTTGGCGGCATCCTGCTTGTGCCATACTCGACAGCACCGAAATAATTTTTATCGCCCTTGAAAGTATCTGTATCAACTCTTGTCTCCATGCTGATTCGTTTTCGACTCCGCTTGCCAGCACGGGTTTTTATTGATCGTTTGTAATCGCCTGATAGGACGGCGACATTTTGTTTAACCTCATCGGTATAAATCTTTTGTCCTTTGCGAAGTGCTTTTCGTGCGATTTTGTTTCGTGCTTTTTTTGGCAATTCACGTAGGTTGCCGATCAAATCATCTAGTCCGTCAATCTCGATTTTGTTTTTTGCCATTACACTCTCTCTATGCAAGTACATACTTGCTCTCTATTTTTCTCCATGACATTCAATACGGAGTCGATTGAAAAGATTCTATCTCCCCATTTGAAACGATGTTGAGAACTCAAACCAGAATAGTATCGAAGTCTAATCGTGTGCGTAACCATTGGATTTATTTGCTTGGCGGCGGTGGCTTCCCTGCCGCTAAGCGGTTCGATTCCTACACTCCGCACCGCCACCGTAGACCAGTCGATATCTTTGTTTGCGGTTTCGCCGTAATTGTCTGTAGTCGATGATGCTAGTTGTATTTCGACTTTGTTTTTTAGTTGTCCTGCTCGCATACTGATTATCTACGCTTGCAAAGAAAAGAATGTGCTGAGTAGATATCTTTATGGACAAGAGCATACTATTCAAACAACCCGCCGAGGTTCTTTGGTTTGCGATGGATTTTACAAAGCGCCTCGACGATGGCGACACGATCTACGCCGCCAACGTATCGACAAGCAGAGTGGATGGCGAAGACTCCGACCTAGTTACGGCGGATGTTACAAATAATGATCCATTCGTCGAAGTGTTGATAAGCGGAGGTACTAGCAGTGTGCTGTATAAGGTGACATTTACGATATCGACACTTGGCGGAGAAGTAAAAGAAGAGGACGGATATTTGCAGGTGGTCGATGAATAGTTTTGATTGCGATTTTTCTCTTGCCTTTAATTCGCCGACATTCTCAGAATGTTTTGATTCGCAAGCCGATGCTTGCCATACGTGGACGGCTTGCGAAAGAGAAACAACATGGATAGCAGAACGTGAAACAACATGGATCGCCGAATCAAAAGAATCAATCTGGATTGCGACTTGCGACTAATTCTTTTCTCTGAATATGATACATGATGGCGGCTTCTGGTTTCATTTGTTTTTTTCGCATCGTGTTATAGACACTGGAATAGCTAATATCGTAATGTTTGCAATGTTGCATCACTGATCTATAGACGCCATCGATAGAACAACCTAATGGCTTAAATCGTGGTGTAGTGATCGCCTCGGTATGCGTCATTCCGGCAGCACGTCGATCATAGTAGGACTGTATTTGGATTCCTGTTGATTTAATTTCCTCAGATAGATTGCCATTCCGCATCGGCGGTGTCGTTAGTGCATCTAGTGGCGTCATTCTCAGTGACCTCATCCGATACTGGATTGTGGAGTGACTTATATTTTTTCTTTTCGACCATCCTACAAGTGTGTCAGTTATGCCATCTATTGTTATTTCCCAATGCGACGGACGCCGTCGCATTGTGTCCGCTGTATCTGGCTGATCGACGTAGACACGTCGATCATCCGTAGGCTCAGCCATTGTATTTTCTTCTGCCTCGCCAAAAGATACAGTTTCATTTGTTTTCATTGAACGATGAAATTGCATCGCCGTCCATATCGCATGTTGTGTTAGCCAGCTAAAGGCGTTGCTTTCCGTATCGCACTCTTGATATTTCCGGAGCAGAGTAAGCCAATAAATGCTAATAATATCGTCATGGTGATCGTATGGCTTGTAATATCGTTTGCACACTCCAACAGCGATATCGTTAATCGTCTCCACCAACTCCGCCGATGGTTCGCCCGATTGTTGCCACTCAAGAATCTGTTCAGACAATTTGTTTTTGTTGCAATACATAATTGCAACTATTTACATTTATTAGCAGGTATCTTATGGGAATTTTAGACAAGGAAGAGAGAGTAGAAGTTGCTCCAGTTGTTCGGGGTGCAAGGCAGGTGAGAAACAATTTGGCTAACGTTGTCAATCAAATGGAAAGCGGACTCAAAAATGTTCGGCGAATCGTAGAGAATGTTGGCAAGGCAGAACTTGCTGCCGAACTTGGCGACGATGCCGCAGAATTGCAATCCGTCTATTCCGCATTGAAAAATTGTCTCGAATCAATAACGGATAAATCCGTAGACGATTTGCCGGAGTAGATATTTCTGGAAAAATTTGCCAAACCCGCCTGCGGGCGGGCTGACGTGGATCAATAAACCCGCCACAATCCCAATAGATGAACGATCATGTTGATCGTCGAATTAACTCTATTGGAGATTGAACGATGGCGACTAAGAAGAAAGCGGAATTGACTAACAAGGATGCTGTATTGACGGCGGCGGAGAAAAACCCCGATGCCAAACCTGCGGAGTTGGCGGAGATTGTCGAGAAGCAATACGGCAATGCTGTCGATAACAAGCAGGTATCGCAAATTCTTTTCCAAGCCCGCAAGAATGGATCGACGGCGAAACGGAAAACGTCGGCGAAAAAAACGACTGCCAAGAAAACGGCGAAAAAATCTACTCCGTCTATCGAAGTGACGTTGGCAGATATTGAGGTGGTCGCCGACATTGCCGCTCAGTTGGGCGGCGTCGATGTTGTAATCGCAGTCTGCGAAAAAATGAAAGAATTGGAAGAGAAACTATCTCAGTAGAGATTGTGCTGACCAAACCCCCGTCGTGCGATGCACGACGGGGGTTTTTTAGGGCTGCGGATCGGGGGTCTAAATGATATAATCGGTCTCGTTTCTGTCGTTTAGACCTTGAATTTCTGTAACATTCTGGGGCGACAGAGTAGTAGGACGGGAGGATATCGTTATGTCGAAAAAAATCCATACGTTTCATCGTTCAGAGAACGGACCACCGCTAGCCTTTAGCTACGTTCGATTCAGTCGAACCCACCAACGAAAAGGAATGTCGCTGGAGCGGCAAGAGAACGCCAGAAATCAATATCTTGAAAGAACTGGGATCGAACTCGACACCCAACTAGACCTACGGGACTTGGGGGTATCTGGATTCACGGGACGCCACCGAACGCACGGCAAACTACGAGCATTCCTAGATGCCATCGAAACGGGCTACGTTCGCAAGGGCGACGTGCTGATTGTCGAAAATCTGGATCGTCTGACAAGAGAAGAGATATCGGAAGCACTGGAGCTATTTCTAGGCATCATCCGAAACGGAATCAAAATTGTAACCTTGAGTCCATACGATGAGTTTGATCGACAATCAATCTCAGACACCACCAAAATCATCGTTGCGATTATCACGCTAGGACGGGCACACGAAGAAAGTAAACGGAAGTCCGACCTAATTTTGAAGAAGGAACAACAGAAGAGAGAACAACGGCAGCAGGGAAAAGTTGTCGGTGGTCAGATACCAGCATGGATCGAACGGCACGGCGATAAATTCAAAGTAATTCCAGAAGCTAAACGGGCAATCGAAAGAATTTTCCAGTTGTGCCTAGATGGTCATGGACAATGGACGATTTCCCGCACCTTGAACGATGAAGGAATCCCGAATATCTCCCGTCGCTGCGGCAAGCACACTAAGGACCGATGGACGTATAGTTACATAAAACGGATTCTGACGACTCGACAGGTGATCGGCGAACATCAGCAATACAAAGGCAAACTCCCTATTGGCGAACCATTGATAGACTACTTCCCCGCCGTGATCGACGAAGCGACTTTTGAAGCAGCGCAACTTGCGATGAAGGCAAGAGCGACTCGAAAAGGTCCAATCGGGAAGAATTGTAAAAACCTATTCACTGGTTTGCTTCGTGATCCAAGGGACAACACCACCTATACGGTTATCAGCAAGGGGAAACGATCCCCAGGACCGCAATACGTATCGTGTGGTGCCAAGCAAGGATTCAAGGGGAGCGTATATCTGGCGTTCCCGCTTGATGCCGTCGAAACGGCATTCTTGCATTTTCTAAGGGAGTTGGTGCCAACGGATTTGTTGCCACCGCAACCGCAGACTAAGGACATTGCGAAACAAGTTCGTGAAGCAGAATCGAAAGTCGTCAACATCGAAACGAAAATCGAGACCATTAAAACCAGATTGAAAGGTGATACAGAACAATTTTCTTCGCTGGTAGATGTTCTAGCAGACCTAGACGGCGATTTGATCGCTGCCAGAAATGAACTAGACAAATTACGGAGTCGCATGGACGCCGCTCAAGTAGTTCACCTAACCGAAGCAAACAACCTACTTGACCTCTTGGACGAAGCCGAAGAAAAGAACGAACTATTCGAGATTCGCACGAAACTGAAAGCGGCAATCAGTCGCATCGTAAAAGAAATCTGGATGGTTGTATATCGAACTGGGGATCAGCCGAAGGATCGTAGTGCCGTCATGGAGATTCGATTCCGTGGCGGTGGCGTCCGTATCATCGACGTGGATCGCAACGGGAACGCCGTTCAATTTACAATTCGCTGCGGCGACTTGCCGAAGTGGGCGGACCTGAGAGAATGGGAGAAGCAAGGTTTGACATTGCAAGAGAGAATTGTGAAACGACTTGCATAGATACAAGTACATTCTTTGAGATTCATTTATTGTTCGACCCCTTCCCGCCGTTGGCGGGAAGGGGTTTTTTTGTATCGGTATAAAAAAACCCCCGCCGCAGTTGACGAACTGCGGCGGGGTCGAACAGAGAGAAACTAGTGTTTCTTCAACCACGGGTATTTGGCTTGAATCGCTGTTGCCCCCGCCTCGATTTCGTCTCCATGTTCTTCATGCATTTGTTTGTTCCGTAGTTCTCTCCGTCGTGTCTCCAATTCTTTAACTACGGCGGCGACTGAATTGGGATCATCGTCCGACCATACCTTGGAATTGTCTTCGCAATAGCAATAGCGATTGCGATAATCGCACCATTCCCATTCTATCGTATCATCCACTAGAGATAATGCAGTTATCTCTGATACATCTTCGTCGATTCTCTCCAGCGTATCTAGCATCTGAGAATGCCAAGCAACCGTCACACAGACGCCGTTTTTCAGTTTGATGTTTAGCTTCATTTTCTCTCTCTCCAATCTAGTTTTTGTTGCGACGTGCAACGATACATTCCTACTACTACGTCGTGGCAGAATGTTACATCCACGTCGTGCGGAATTGCAGAACAGAACCATTATACACTATTACGCAACGATCCCCAATATCACTTTATTGGACGTTGGACAAAATAGTTTCCATATAGTTTCCATCTAGTTTCAGAATCAAAAAACCGGTTTTTCAATCTCACACAATCCATCTAGTTTCATTCTGTTGTAAAGAAAGAGTCTATATGTAGGGTGTTCCCTTGGAATTGAATGCCCATATTTTGTGGACAAATTGGTGTTAGATTTGCGCTCCAGATCGACTATTATAGACGGACACATTTTGCAAAAAAAATGAGCCGCAGAATAGTTGGAAGTCCTGCGGCTCATTACACAATAACAATGAATATATGTAGAGTAACAGATACACAATCTTGGCGCAATAGCAGACCAAAAAATGAATCGAATCGGACGCAATCAGAATCTATAGCGTTAACTTCAAAAGTTTCCCGTTCCCGTTCTCCGTCCTATTCAATGTACAGTCGGCAGAGATGGGGATTCAAGGAATCCATCATTCTTGAGCGCAAGCATGTATTTAATCCAGCGACTCATAAAGCAGACGTATCGTTCACGAAACAAATAGACGTATGCAAGGCATTGGCAAAATTTTGTCGTCTGTCAAAAGATTACAACTACGCCGCCTATCTCTTTCGAGAACAATCTAGTTCTTTCGATCCCATCCAAGGCGAATTTTGTGCTGGTCGTGAACACTGGCACATAATTTTTAGAGGGAATGTCAGCAAACCCCTATTGCGGGAAGTGCTGATATCATCCTTGACCAAATATAAGACTAGGGACGCTGAGCGAATCGAGGCGTCCAAGTCCATCGACTTACATTTTGAGCCGATAGACCAATCCCGAAGCACCGCCATGTATCGCTACAACGCAAAAGCAACAGACAAGTTGGCAAAAACTATTTGCCTCTATCCCAAGCGAACTAGGACAACACGAAACATCAACAAGTTTTTTGAGCCAAAAGAGAAGCAAAAGTTATGGAAAGAATGGATCAATGAAACATACGGCGGCAATTCATCGCAACCCAAGAGGCTACTTGATGATGATTTGTCGGACGATGAAAGAGCAACACTTCTTCGGCAATTAGAAATAGCCGATGAATTGCAACAGATAGGACTTTAATTAAACCAGCCCCTTCCCGCCTTCGGCGGGAAGGGGCGTAACCCAAAGAGTAAATACTATGTCCCCTAATTACTGGATTGAGATGGTTGCTGAATAGAAACAAAACCTACATTGGTTGAATCTCAATCCGATAGGTTTTCTTAGGC